TGGCGCTGACCACGCGGGTGACCAGCAGCCGCGTCTCCCAGGCCAGCAGCGCCTCCACCGCCGCCGTGTAGATGTTCATCAGCGTCTCGCGGTTCATCGGCGCGTCGATCAGCCCGAACAGATCGCTGCCATAGCCGCGGCGCATCACCCGGCTGCCCTTGGGCGTCGTCAGTATATCCCGGATCGACTGGCGCAGATGCGCCAGATCACCCAGGGCCTTGCCGCTGGCGGCACTCATCCCGATCATGCCGGGGAGTCTCACCCTAGCCGGTCGGGGGTTCCTCCCGTGGGTTTTCTAGGGGGACTCGGCCAGGAATCGACCCCTTTCGGTTATTTGAGACCGCCTTCACCTGCCTCGAAAGCGGACGCCCGTTGCAACATAAATCAGGGGGATGGCCATTGTTTCTCTCCAATGGCAACGACATGCCAGTGAAATTCTGATTTAAGCTTTGTCTCTATTACAGATCGATAAACTTGAGACAGCGTTTTTTGAGATGACGCATTCGCTAGCATCTCAACAACCTTAGAAAACTTTTTTGATTTAGCTTTGGAGAGTTTATCGTATACATCTCGTTGGGCTACGATAAGCTGCCATTTGCCTGGCGTACCACAGGCTGAGAGCGCCTTCGCATTCCGCAAATTATTCGGCGTGACTCCCCTGAGTTTCATAAAATCCTCATCGAGACCACAAAGCTCTTGCGTTACATTGTCGTCTCTAAGGTATTTTACCTCTATCATGATAAGTCCACGTAGTCCCCCATACTTGTTTGGTTTCTCGTAAAATACGAAATCCAAAGTGCGCGGCGGCCCATTCTTTGGTGTAGAATTTGTTATTACTTCCTGCGCCAAAACTGACCATCCACGACCTGAAACAATATCATACATGGGTGGATATAAAAAATGTTCGCAGTATAGCGAACTTGCGCCACACGCCTGTTTAAATGTTAGCCATCCGGCAAGGCCATCAACTAATCTACGAACGAGATAACCTTCCCTCTTCTTTTGATTTTTTTCTACGCTCGTAGCCACTCACTTTTCTCCTTAACTACGCGACAGAGTTACGGTAAACTATTTGGCAAAAACACTGACTGTCTTCTGACGGATGATTCCTAGGAGGCATTGTATAATGCGATATTATGTACCAATCTCAGCTGTAGGCAGAACCGAACAAGTCAGGCGTAAATCTCCAGTACATCGTGGATTTGGCAACTGGTGGCTTTTTGCAGTCGCCGTCCGAAACCTGCCATTCCGCCTTCCATCCAAGGCAGACAATACCGAGGTGTTAATACCACAGCTGCATTCGGTTTAAACTGACTGAAACCTGCCGAGCTTCGGGATTGAACTTCAGGCTAACGGATATCAGTTCGGTAGCCTCCGGCGTCGGCCGCCTGGAGACTTGCTGAACGCTTTATACTAAAGACGCCACGCCGCCGCTCATCGGCATGGCCTTTGCTTTCATTTCCACGTTAAAAGCATCGAAAAAAAACTGATTTGGCGCTTGAGTTTTATGATGTCTCCAGCGCCAATTTTATTTGCTTTACGGCGCTCTCCGCCGTGAGGTGTTATAACCTCGATGTCAGGGTTATCTATCATTGCTTGATGAATATCATCGGCATGAGCGGGCGTCGCATTGTAGATATGTTCGTAAAAGTTACCAATTCCAACAACATCTCCAAACTCAGAAACAAGTCGCGGAACATCTTCAGCAAGTTGCAATCTAGCCGCATCACGGCCGCTCTGATCGAACAAATAGAGAGCGCCTTCTTCCTGTGGATCGTAATTCAGCATGTTGAGTGCAGGCCGTCCAAAATGAGCTTGAGAACTACTGTTTTTGTGAAGGGTATTGTTATAAACTTGGCGCGCCCGATAGTTATTAGCAAAGTGGATAAACCAATAACGCCAACCGTCTGGGTTGTTGATCGAAAACGGACTAACATAGGACGCACACATTTTGAAAGTCTCAAAAACCATTCTCTCTGCCGCCCCGAGCCAACTATTTTTGCTCGTTATCGTTCCAGCCTCTCCAAGATCAGCAGATGTGATGCCAAGATGAGAGAGTTGCTTATCAAGAAGTACCGGATTCGATTGCTGCAAATAGGTTAGAAGAGATTGGATTGCAAACGTATAGAATATCTCTACGGACGGATATGCGCGCATAATGTCAAGCAACGTCGCAGTTTTAACATGAGAGTGACCGCATTGGTCTAAATTAAAAAGAACATTCCTATACCCACCCGAGTTGAGCAGCAGCTTCATTTTTGGGTATGCTACATCAAAAGCCTCGTTCATATAGTCTACAAAAATGTGTAGCCTAGGTTCGTTTTCCTGAATTTCTTTCAAAACCGGAGCAACATTGCTTTTCAGAAGTTCAATCGCGTCTCTGCTTAAATCATTGAGAACAAGCAAGCACTCAAATTCAATTAATCCTATTCCTTGCTTCGCCCTTTCTATATTCAGCGATCCCACAGCTTTTTTTAATTCCTCAACAAAAATAACTGGCGATCCTGCTTCCCCACAAGAGTAGCGACCACCGCCAGCAAAACCATCCATTATCGCCAATCGAAACCGTTGCTGTTTAGGATTTTGGCATCTGACTTTCAAATATTCATAAAAATATTCTCGGAGTATCTTATGTTTGCGACGTGAATGTTCTTCAAGCTTCGCGCCTTCCGACCATTTATATGGCTTCTCAACCATCCGCTTCTATATCCATTTTTATGATTAAACTGCAATCGCCTAATACGCTGCCGGCATCTCATCCCAAGTTCGACCTCGATATTCTCGGCCATTGGCTTTTTTAGAGCGACGGATATTATCCTTCCCCCAAGTTCCCCACTGCTTGAAGAAAAAAGCGACATTCTGTTTTGTACATTGCCGATAAAGTTCATCAATCCATTCTTCACGGATTGGCCTTGCAGATCGGCCACTTTCTCCACCTACAATTGCCCAATGAATGCCAGACATGTCGATCTTACCAACCGGACCGATAAGAGGCTCAAAGGAAATGAAACGGATTGCAGCCGGTACTGCACGAAGATGGTCAATACGTTCTGCCACTTCCGAATTTTCGATACTGGTACCAAGCCAAACATTAGGTAAAATTTTCTTGACCTTCTTTGAAATAAGCTTTGCCATCCGCTCCGGCCGTTTGGTTAGTATTTGATAATTGTGGCGCGGCGTATCGCGCATGACATGCCAGACTTCAAGGATGAAAGCGTCACTCACCTTATCATGAAAAAGGTCGCTCATTGAGTTGACGAATATTGTCCGAGGCTTTTTCCATCTGTGTGGAATTGTGAGAGCTTCTTGGTCTTCGCGAACACTACCATTCCAGGTAGTACGTTTGCCGCTACGGCGCGTGAGGCCGGTATATTTCTCGACTCCCATCGCCTCAAGGCGCCGGGCCATCTCCATAGCATAGCAATTAGTGCAGCCAGCAGTCACCACGGAGCACCCCGCTACGGGATTCCAAGTAGCATCGGTCCATTCGATTTGTGTCTCGGCCATTCTATTCTAACGCCCCATATTTGGAACCGTGTTATTCTGGTCGCTTCTACCGCCATTAGAACAAAAAAGGAATACCCTACCAACGGTGGCATCCGGCCCTGCTGCATCTTGCAGCATGAAGAAATCTCTACCAAGAGCCTAGCCCTTCGGTACTAAGACCCACCCTCTTCCCGAGATAGATTTACTCTAGGAAGCCTTAGTTAGGATTGATTGCCACCGGGGGAGCTATCGCCGCGTGCCACCCTGCAAGCTGCACCGGGGTATCCGCACGACACAGACAAATCTATTAGAGACGAGCGGAAGGAAGCCTTTCTCCGAGATCCCCATATAGGGGGGCCAATTCCGCTTCAGACAGAGGCCCCCCTTCAGCAACAGCGTTGGGCGCCTGTTTTATTGCCCAATAAACAAGCAAAATCCCTGACTGGCGATACAACAATTGATTGAATGCCCGCTCTCGAATTACATTCGCCAAGTAGCTTTTTTGGATCAGAAAATCGGCCAATTCTTTACTGAAATTCTCTTTGGCCCACTGCTTAAAGTGATCCACTATCAGAGTATTGAGCGGCGCAAAATCAGGCTCTAGCTTGACAAGCTCTCGATATTTTTGATTGACAATAGAAACAATCTCACGGTCTGGAGCTTGGGCCTTCGCCAAGCTTTCACGCACCTGAATGAAATAATCGTCTGTGGCTTCTATTAAAGCCATGCTTTTCGCAGCTGCGCGCTTAACCTGCGTTTCAGCTTGGACACTAGGCTTATAAATCGTATCATGCGTCAATTCACTATATGCGTGCTGAAGAATTGTTCTAATCTGGATTTCACACGGGATATCCTCGGCAACTTCAACTTCATTGAGTCTTATACTACTTTTTGCCCTCACAATGTAATGTAGTGACTGGTAATCAAATTCAAAGGGACGTTGGGCGCGCTCATCTTCATAGTCGCGGGCCTTCCGCGCCACCCAGCAATCACACTCTTTGATTTTTTTCTCGACAATTCGAATTTCATCAGAGAAAAGAACTACGATGCGGACGCCAACTTTGTCCTCGATACTATCATAAGGATCTTTATACTGCTTGCCACGATGAAAGGCCTTAGTAAGCAAAGAATCCTCTTTTTTAGTCCGATATTTGATTGGAACTCGAAAAAAAAGCTCAATATTTTCAGGGTAAATCTCTTTAGCTATGGCGTCAGCAAGCGTTGAGGACACAAACCTTCCCCATGCTTCATACATCGGACGCTCACGCTGCCAACGCTCGCGAAATTCTGTTTCGCCGCAGGTCATTGCTCTCCAGTAAGAAGCTCTTTAATGGTGATACGTGTCCATTGAGGTGATAAACCTCCTACTTCACCTTCAATCGCTTCAATTATGACTTTGCTTGCCAGAGCCTCGGGAGAGGCCGAAAGTTCAACATCAGAACCAAACTTAAGCTTCCGACGGTGCAAGCGACGCCCCATGTGAGAAGTATCACGAACCACCGCATTTGGTGTGAACTTCCGGCTGCGCATGAAACTCGTATACCCGTCACGCATATTTGCAGGAATAAAACGATCACAAAATTGATTGGCCGTAAACGTAGGGTCTTGTTCGTCTCTAACAAAGACATACAAGCTATCAATAGCACCGCGTTTCTGATCGGGCGTCAAATCAGATTTTCTAATGAATTCTTTTGTGAGGTCAAAGAATTTGGCCGTTTCATAAGGACCGTCGCTCGGCAGCGCACAGCCCAGAAACGTTTCATAAAAATAGGCGGCGGCAGCCTCCCGGTTACTAAGAGAAATATTGCTGTCAAATACAAACGCCCGACGTCCATTGGGCGTTGTTTGTGTACGGTCCTCAAAAAGCATTAAGCCAATTTTGTAGAGGCGTGTGGCTGGCGTCAAAAAAATATTTTGCAGGAATTCAATCATGGCTTGTTCGCCATTACGAGAGCGGCGGAAACCAGCTTGCGTTTCTGCTTTAATTACTCCCACGAACGGAATAGCCGAAGCCCCTACAGAGCCATCGAAAACTATCAACACACCACCAGGAATTCTGCGCGCAATTTGAGCCTCGGTTAAGCGATGGGCTATTATTTTCGATTCGGCCAAAAAATCTTCGTTTGTAGAATCAATGATGCTTTCGGCTATAGTTAGATAGCTGTGGGCATCGTGCCTAATAATCCGCATTTGCAAGCTCTGGCTCTGACCTGACAGTGCATCTGTCAGTCGGAGACGGAATGCTACCAAAGCTTCGGCGCTCAACTGTTCCAGGTCTTCAGCAAAGACAGGCGGTTGAATAGAGCGATCATCGGCCCTCTGAAATACTTCATGGACGACAACGCGGTTAACCCGCAAATTTTCAAATTGCATTCCCCGCTTACCCTTATCTTAAAGAAAACGATGCAGTTGTGGCATGCGGAGAAGGACAGCGCTAGATTGTGACCAATCAACAGCACGAACAAAGATAGAACATTTTGAGGTGGATGGTCAATAAAAAACACTTTTGAGTGAGAAAGCCAAAAGTAGCGAACCTGCCCTCCGCCCCCACAGATCAAACTTCCAACTTCCATAGCGGCGTGAACAGCCCCGATCCCACCGGACCAAGTCGGTGGATGACAGGAAAAGATGCGAAGCTGCCATCGCTCCCGCCAATGTTCCCCCTTAGGCCGCCCAGCCCCTACGCCTCAGCCGGTGTGGTAGCTCCGTTACGCGAATCGGTGTGATGGTGAGCCACCACACCAATACCATTGACCGTGATATCACTGCCCGTGACGTCGATACCCCCCTCCCGCATAACCAAGCTGGCACCGCCCACGCGGCAGGTAATGCTGCCCCCGGCGGGGATCTCGATGCTGTAGGCATGGGCCGCCCGGTCATATTGCACCATGGCGCCATCCTTATACCGGCGCACATGCACATCCGGGCTACTCCCCGGCGCCGGATGCGCCTCCTGGATCAGCCCCAGCAGCACAAACCCCTGGGCCGGATCCCCAAGCGGGCAAAACACCACCGCCTGCTCCCCCGCCTCCGGGCACCAGAACTCCGCATCACTGCCCGCGCGCGGGGCGAGCCAGGGCAAGGGCGGCGTATCCAGCCCGCCGCTCGTCACCACGCAGGTGGGCCGCGCGGTATCAGAGAGATCGACGGATTTGATCGTGCCCACCCGGATCATCTGCGCCACCAGGCGCCCCAGCTCGGAGAGCGCCCACATCACGGCAGCACCTTCTGATAAGCCGCCGCATTGCCCGAACCGTCACCGGACAGCAGATCGCTGGGTGCATTGCCCTGGCTATCATCCACCCACACCGACGCGCCAAAATGCCCGACCTGCTGCCACTCCACGCGCCAGACCAGATACTGGTCCAGCTCCTCCGGCGCGAACACATCAGGATAGGCCCCGATCAGCTGGGCGGCATTCACCCTCTGGCCAAAGCGGTTCAGATGCACGAAGGCGCACAGCGAAGCGGCCATGGCGCGGATCTTCCGCCCCGCCCCCGGCAGGCTGGCGGGCAAAATGATGCGCGCCGCGAAGCGCAGCGCCAGGGCCTGCTGCCCGGTCCCGGGATCCTCATCATTCGCCCCTTCCATCTCCTCCAGCTCGAGATAGAGTGCCGGCACCGGCCGGGCCCGGCGGTCCTGCGGATAATCATCCACCACCAGGAAGGCCGGGAACTGCGCCTGCAGCCGGTCGATGATGGCCTGGTGGAAGGCCTCCAGGTCTAAAGCTGCGTTTTGGTCCGCCATTGCAATTCATGCTCGAACAGTTTGAAAAATTGCGCTTCAAAGGCCGCCGTGCCGAGCACCCGGTCCTCGATATACGCCTCGGCGGGCGCCACGATCTCGAGGTACTGCTTGACCAGCGGCAGGCGGCCCCGGCCCTTGCGCTTGAACACCGCCAGGGCGCCGTTCTTCTGCCGGGCCACAAACGCTCCCTCGACAAAATGGCCCGCCACCCTCACCCCGGCCCCTGTCTGCCGGGGCGTGCCCAGCCGCGCATACGAGATCGGATCAAGCCCATACCAAACCTTCACCCCTTGCTCCTCACCGCGCCGGGCGAGGCGGAAAGTCTTGAGGCGGCCGCGCAGGATCTTCTGCTGCACACGCAGCTCCTTCGACAGCCCCTTGATCGATTGCGCCCGCAGCCAGTTCGCCATCTTGCGCAACGCCGCATCCAGCGCCTTGTCCAGCTGCGCCGGCGTGGCCCTGAACGAGGAAGCAATCCGCTCCAGCCCGTCAGTGTCGAATTCCAAATTGACGAGGCCGCCTGCCCCGCCGCCCCGGCTCATGCCGGCGGGTCCGGTGGATCCGGTGGATCCAACGGCGCCAGGCGGATAATGCCCCAGCCGCTGCCGTCATTCTGCGGCAAATCCGCCACCTGGTAGCTGGTGCCATCGATCAGCACGGTATCAAAGTGCGACACCGCCGTGACCTCGGCGAAGCTGCATTCCAGGCGCGGATTAGCGAGGTCGATCTCGTACTCGCCGGTATGGGTGTTGAGCGTGGTATCCTCAAAGATGCCGGTCACACTCAGCGTGGCGCCGGAGGCGAGGCTGAACACGGCGAGCGTGGCGAAGCCGCCCTCCTCGTCCATGTCCAGAAACTCGCCCAGATCCTCCCAGCTGGGCGCTGGCATCAGGCCTGGACCGTCTCAATACCCGGTGCCGGGGACTGCTGCGTCTGGGACGTATCAGCAACCGGAGCGGCATCAACCGCCGGGGCCGGAACCTGCTGCGCACCTGGCACCGGCACGGTGGAGGCAATCACCGGCTTGGCATCGTCATCGCTGGTGGCCAGCTCCACCTTGCCGCCATCCAGCAGCTGCTTGGCCTCATGCTCCAGCATCTCGATCAGCTCGCCGCCGGCGATGATCCGGCCCGCCACCACGAACGGGTGGATAACCTTCAGCACGATCTTCTTCACTTCCATGTTCAGCCTTTCAAGAATTACGCAACGGCCGTGGCGCCCTTATTGGCGTAGGTGAAGGAGCCGATGCGGCGGATGTTGAGATCAACATCCTGGAACACCACGATGCGGGTGCCGCCGCTGGTGCTCAGGCTGTACGGATCCACCATCATGTCGAGCCCGCCCCACATCGCCACGATGTAATC